CCCACCGCCTAAAGGCCACGCGAAGTAACCATGTGGAAGTGGATCAAGAGACTGTTTGGCAAAAAGTCCGCGACTGGCCCAGCGCCAGCCTCGCCGAGCTTGCCATCCGTATCCACAACCGTCTCCACACCCGCCGCGAGCAAAGCCTACGACGAACGCCGTCTCAACACCCCGAACAAAAGCGGCAGACCCATCACACCGACCATGATCGTATTGCACCACACCAGCGGTAGCTACAACGGCTCGGTGAGCTGGTGCATGAACCCTGAGAGCAAAGTGAGTTACCACGTCATCATCGCCCGCAACGGCAACCGCACCGTCCTCGCCGACGATACGGCCCGCTGCTGGCATGCAGGCATCAGCTCATGGCAAGGCGTTCCAGACTGCAACGGCTACAGCCTCGGCGTGGCATGGGACGGAAACACCTACGAAGACCCCCTCGGCGAAGCCGCGATGAACAGCGCCCTAGAATACCTCGTCCCCCGGATGCGCAAGTGGGGTATCCCGATGAACCTCATCCTCACCCACCAACAAGTCGCCCCAACCCGCAAGACCGACATCAGCCCCGGCGACGCCGCCCGCTTTAAGAGCAGACTCCGTTCTGCCCTGACGCCTGCTAACTGACGACTGACGACTTCCCCATGTCCCTCGAATCTCCAGTCCAACGCGACGGCGACAACGGCTTCATCGGCTTCGCCAGCCGCTTGAACCCGCTGACCCTTCCGGCGGGCATGTTGCAAGACAGCGTGAACATGCGCTTGGATCGCGGAGTCGCACAAACCCGCAAGGGCAGCAAGCGCCTCACCGACACCATCGGCACGACCGGCGCCCCGCTGACATTGGATTTCACGCTCGGCACCGACAAGACCGTCACCTCGATCACCCGCGCATCAACGACCGCGACCGTCACGGCGACCGCCCACGGATTCACCAGCGGCGACCAAGTGAACATCCGTGGCGCCGTGCAGACAGACTACAACGGCGACTTCATCGTCACCGTGACGGACGCCAACACTTTCACCTACACCGTGAGCGGCAGCCCCGCGACACCGGCCACCGGCACGATCGTCGCAAACAACGGCCCCGAAGTGCGCGACAGCTACGAGGGCGGACTCTACGCGGCCGGTGTCTTCGCCAGCCAGAACTACGACAACGCCAACGAATTCATCGTGCTCGCCGGATCAGACAGCGCCACGCTTTACCGGCAGGGACAATCGCCGGTGGTCAAAACCTACCCGACCAGCCCCGCTGAGAAGATCGAAGGCACCGACACTGTCAGCGTGCTGCAAGCCTTTGATCGCTTGTATATCCTCCGCGAAGCCTCCCGCACCGCCACCGGCTATGAGGAAAAGCTGACGACTGCCTCCGGCATCACCGTGTCATCCACTACGGCCACGGTGAACGTCAACGCTCACGGCTATCCCGAAGGAGCCACCGTTCGCATCGAAGGCTCTCAACGCCTGCCTTTGACGGCCATGAGTTCCGAGTGCTCGGCACCAACCTTAATACCAATTCCTTTGAGATTACCGTTCCATCCGGCACCGCCACGCATGCCGCCGCGACCATCAAAGTCCGCCGAGTAAAGCCGCCTTTATTTTGGGATGGTGGCAGCGGCAACTTCGTCCGCGCCACCGCAGGCGTGCCCGCCGCAGGCGTCACCTACACGACCATGCCGAGCACCGGCTGGGCGGCCTACCACAATAACCGGCTTTGGTTTGCCAAAAACCGCGACACCGTGGCGATCAGCGACGTTCTCGACCCTGACTTGTATGACCCTTTCTGGAACAGCTTCCGCGCAGGCGCTGGCGGCGATGACCGCATTGTTGCAGTGCATCCATGGGTCGAAGGCCAAGCCCTCGTCTTCTGCCGCAAATCCATCTGGCTCGCCACGCTCAACCAATTCAGCAGCACCGATGGCACTGATTTCTCGGTCGATACGCCGGTGTCACAGCTCACGCTCCTCACCAACGAGATCGGATGCAGTGCAAGGAACACCATCGTCACCGCCGGTAACTTTGTCTTCTTCCTGTCAGACGCCGGTATCTACCGCCTAGACCGCGCCCTCGACCTCAAGGTGCGCGGCGACACCAAACCTCTCAGCGAACCTATCGCCGACTTGTTCAGCCAAGTCGTCCAGTCTCGCGTAGACAAGTCCGCCTTTGGAATCTGGCACGCGAACCGATACCTGATCGCGCTGCCCACCAGCGCCGACCCGCTCGATGGCAACCAGCTCGTTGTCGCATGGAACGCACTGACAGACACATGGGAGTATCGGGACACCTATCCGTCCAGCGCATCGGTCAACCAGATCCTTGTCGGCACCTACGACAACCAGCGCCGCGTCTTCTCGGTGCCGCGCTCCGGCAACCTTTACCTATTAGAGCAAGAAGACACAGCACTGGACGACAACGCTGTCAACGCGGGCACCAGCCCCATCACCGGCAGTATCAAGACAAGGCGCTACGATTTCGGCGACATGCACAGCAAGCGATTCCTCCGCACCATCGCCGATGTCGTCATTCCGGCAGGCGCCAGCGTCTCGACCAAAATTAGCACGATCAACCCTGACACTGAAACAACAGTGGGCACGCTCACCAACAGCAATGCGGCGAGCGAAGACTACAACATGAAGTCTCCAGTGCGCTACAAAGCGCACAGCGCCGAAGTCATTTACGAAACATCCGGTGGGCGGCCGGAAATTAGATCCGCCAGCATTGAGGCATCGCCCAAGTCCATGCCGCCTACAGAAACAAGATCCGCCGCCTAACCCTCAACTTCTCAACCCTCAACTCTCAACTACCCAATGGCTACCTACGCATACACATTCACCAGCGGCGACACTGTCACCCCGACCAAACTCAACAACGCCCGCACCGTCAGCGAGATCGTCAATGCGGACATCAAAAGCGATGCCGCGATTGCTGGAACCAAGATTGCGCCGGATTTTGGGAGTCAGAATGTGGTGACGACGGGCTTGGAGGTTATCGGGCGTGCCACGCAACCGTCGGGAGACTTTGTCTACAGTTCAGCAACGTCATCTACTGGTGCTCGGACAACGTCCGTGTCGGCGCACTCTGCCGACAACGTATCTAATGCCATCGTGCGGTATTCCAACAACACAGGGTCGCAGACGTTTGCCGCTTGCTTAAATTTGGCTAAATCAAACACCACAACCGCCGGAACTCATGTTGCCGTAGTCGATGAACAGCTTTTGGGTTCCGTTAGCGCCTTTGGAAGTGACGGAACAAATTTTGTAAATTCTTCGGCCATTAACTTTGGCGTTGACGGCGCGGTCGCCGCCGGATCGGTGCCGGGCCACATTAGCTTCAGCACCCGCCCCGCTACGAGCACAGCAGCCCCGTCCACCCGCATGCGCATTACCAACGCCGGCAACGTCGGCATCGCCAACACCTCGCCGACCGAGCGGCTTCACGTTACCGGAAACATCAAGGCCAGCGGCGTGATTGACGCTGGCGCGTCTTTTCAGGGGCAAGCCAGCGACTCGGCTGGTGCGCCGTCTTACACTTGGACCGGCGACACTGACACCGGCATGTTCCGGCCGGCGGCGGATACGATTGCGTTTTCAGAGGGTGGCTCGGAAGTCATGCGGATCAATAGCACAGGTTCAGTCTCCATCGGAACCGCCACGGAGATCGACGTTACAACCGCAGCGCCTCACACTGGCATAACATGCTATCCAGGCAATATTCAAATAAACGCCGGCAACGACAGGCCGCTCTATTTGCGCCGCAACAACAACGCAAGTATTGCCGGTTTTTATCGAGGTAATGTGGAGGTAGGGACAATCTCCGTCACCACAACCGCCACCGCCTACAACACATCATCCGACTACCGCCTAAAGCAAAACGTAGAACCACTGGTCGGCGGACTAGCCAAGCTGGCGCAGCTAAAGCCAAGCACCTTCGAGTTCAAAAGCGAGCCAGACGTGAAGGTGGATGGCTTTATCGCCCATGAAGTGCAGGAAGTCGTGCCGATTGCCGTGACCGGCGAAAAGGACGGCGACGAGATGCAGGGGCTGGATCACAGCAAGCTGGTGCCGGTGCTGGTGGCGGCGGTGCAGGAACTGTCGGCCAAGGTGGCCGCATTGGAAGCCGCCTAACATGAAACAGCAACTCGCCGAACTCATCGAAGCCTACGCCGCCGCCCGCGTGAGCGGGAACCGGATGCTCATGGAGTATGTCGCCGGTAAGCTGAATGAATTACTTGCCGCCATCGAGGTGGCGGTGCCGAAGGAAATTTTAGAGAAAACAACCAAGACGGAGGAACAATAATTATGGCTGCCAAAAAGAAACCAAAACCATTACCGGCCAACCTCACAGGAAAAAGCCCAGGCAAGTCTCCAAACTGGAAGCCGCCTAAGGGCGCGGGCTTTTTGGGCGGCAAGCCCAAGGTGGGCGCCGGACTCAACGCCAGCGAGGTGTTGCGTGGGGCAAATCTTGGTGGAGAAAAATCGACCAAAGCCCAAGGCCAGGCGCAGAAGCCGCTTTTCGGGCAGTTAGCTAACCAGCAATTAAGTCAAATAGATCGGATTGCCAGACAGCTCAACAATCCTTACACCCGCGCCGCCCGTGGGCAGGTCAATCGGTCGCTGCGGGACGCCGGACGCGGAGAGCAAGTCGCAAACGCCACCATACGCGATGCGGCGACTTCTGGGCGCAAAATCGCCAATTTGGCACCACTTGCACAGCGGCAGGCTAATCAAGCCGGCCAAGGCATTACCCGCTTGGGCAACCAAGTAGTAAATGTGGGAGACGCCGCTGGCAGAGCCGTCAACCAGCTTGCGCCGGGTGCTGTCAACATCGGCAACCAATTTATGGGGCAGATGAGTGGCCTTGGCTCCATGCTGGCCAATCAGGCACGGCGCGGTTTCGCCAGCGGGCCTACTGCGCTCGAAAATCAAATAGCCCGTGCGGGCATTGGGGCCATGAGCGCCAGTGCTAACCAAGTGACAGGACCCGGCGACATGCGAGTGCTCGACCCGGGTATGGCCAGAGCTGCTAATGCAGGTTTTGTCGCAGGACCGAACGCAGCAACGGCGCGGGCCGCAAACGCCAATTTTGTCGCAGGACCGAACGCAGCAACGGCGCAAGCCGCAAACGCCAATTTTGTCGCAGGACCGAACGCAGCAACGGCTAGGCGCGTTGAGCAAATTAGTCAGGGTGCGACCGACGTGCAGGCCGGCGGGCTGGGGCGGGCCTTGCTTCAAGACGCGACCGGACGACTACAATCGGCGGGGCGGTTGTCAGCGCAAGACGAGCGGGACGTGGCGCAGTCTACCCGCGCCTCGTTTGCTGCCAGAGGATTGGCAACAAGCGCCCCGGCCGCCATGACCGAAGCTCTTAACCGCGACCGATTCTCTCGGCAGCGTATGGCCGAGGATCGCGCTTACGCGCAGGACGTGCAGGCGGGCAACATCGGCCGCCAGCAGGATAATTCGCAAAGGCAGTTGGCAGCAATTCAAGGCAACCAGCAGGTTGGCTCGGCGATGTCTCTGGCCGATCAACAAGCGCTAAATCAAATGCGCAGCTTAGGTTACGAAGGCTCTATTGAGCAGAGGCAGTTCAACGCCGGCAACCAACAGCAGACAAACTTAGCCAATCAACAAGCGCTAAATCAAATGCGCAGCTTAGGTTACGAAGGCTCTATTGACCAGAGGCAGTTCAACGCTGGCAACCAA